ATATATAATATTCTATATAATCAACAGATGAGTCAAATATTATATTTTGTTGAGTATTACTTAATATTAAAGATGTATCTGAAGTAGAATAGTTCTGTAATTGAAGAGTATTCGGATCTAAGGGTTGTACATTAACTATTTTTTCCATTATAATAAATTTGTAGGAGATGATCCAGAAATAGTTAGATTAACTATTTGTTGATTAAGTTCTAGATTTTGTTTTTGTAACTGATTAATTTCTTCAATTAATACTTGAACATCATTATTAATAGGAGTATAATCAATGTATTCTGTACTAGTTTTTATAAGATACTCATGAGAATCAGTTGATCCGGTTTTAGGGATTTGATAAAAAAGTCTATTATAATCTTGAAAAAATGTATTTATTTCTTGTGTATAATTTTCTTCTAATGATTTATTTTCTGAAGAAGAAACAGATGTTGCTAGTTGAGAAAAACTAGTATCAATAACTTTTTTATATTGATTTTTATTATAAACTTTTTTATTTAAATTAATAATCCCCATTATCCATTAATAACTTTAAAGTAATAATTATTATCTACAATTATTGTTTGTCCATTATAAATAGTTTTAATTACAACTTTATAATATCTTTCTGGTTCTAATCCATTCATATAAAGTGTAAAATAACTACTTATAGTATCTTGACTTAATTTAGTATATATAGTATCAAAATCTATAACATATTCATTTGTATATAGATCTTGAATTGCATAGTATGATTCTTCAGGTAAATAATAATTTTTAGTATATAATGAAGAGGTTGACCATACACGAACAGGATATTCAGGTGTTGAATATACTCTAAATTTATTTACACTATCTGGGTAGAATGTACCTGGATTTTCATTTAGACTAATTGTAAAAGGTTGAGTATTAATTGTTACTATACCTGATGATCCAGTATTAATAATACAATCATCCCATTTAAATTCTAAACATGGAGGATAAATAGTATGAGTATCAATAGAATAATATGTAATTTTTGGTTGATTATTAATATTATTTATAAATTCATCTCTTTGTTTAATAATAAATCCATTATTATCATATGAACTACTATACCAAACATCAACTATATTAGTAACATCTATATTAAGATCTTTATCATCATAAAATCCAAATGTTTGAGATCCACTTAATTCTCCATTTATTGATTGGGTTACATACCATGTACCACCACCTATAGTTATAGAAGAAGTATATGAGCCTGTTGTACCCGGATTAAAATTACCATCTGTCCATAATACTCCATTGTAATAATCTTTATAATTCCAACTTGCACCGTTAGTTATCTCAGGATCAAAATTAAATTTTCCAGTTCCCATATTCCATGATTGAGAAATAGGATAGATTTCAATTGTAGTATTACTTGTTAAAGAATTAATTTCAGATATAAAACATCTTAAATTAGCTTGCCACTGAGAGCCGGATATCTTATTATTAATAATATCATTTATTTCATTAGTTGAAAATTGAATTAAAACTCTATTTGCTTGAGGACCTGGGTCTAGATCTAGATTTAGACTAGTTGAAATATCTAATATCTCATCTAATCCTGTATTTTTATCAGGATAGAATGAGTAAATTGATGTATCTTGTGTGGGGAATATTTTATATATAGCCATGGTTTATTTTTATAATGGTACTACTCTTCCTTGTATGTCAGCATTTGGGTATTTTACTTCAAATATCATAGGATCTATTGATGGGTATATAACATTATTTCTAGTTGCTCCTGAGATATCATAAGCAAAATCAGAGTATCCTAAATTTGATCCTACTAAATTATAAATATCTATATTTTTAACTGTTTGAACTCCTTCTATTCTATCTAATAAAACATATATATCTCTTAAAATAATAGGTTGATTAATTTGCCAATTATCTATATTAAAATGAGATTGTAAAGCATCTATACATTTTACTAAAACTTGATTATTGTTATAATTAGGTAAAACTATAATATCAAAATTTACTCCAATATTGATAATAAATCCATTTTTAATATTAATAGCATCATTTATCATTCTATATTGAGAAAGGTATGTTACTAAATTTTGTTTCAAAGCATATGAAGCATAATTTAAATTTTTATTAATATCATATGTTAAAATATATAAATCTAATATACCTAAAGATTCACCAGGTAATATACTTTGAAGTTTAGTTGGTTCAATATATGCTTTAGCTACTTCACCATATTTAGAAGGCATACTTAATGCTCTAACTAAATAATCATCTTGAGTAACATTTCGTTGTTGTGAAGCAAAATTTACTGAAGAATTTTGTCTAATTTCTTCAATTGAATCTCCATCACCTCCACCACTAGCTGCTAATGGGTTATTGACAGCAAATGAGTTATATATATCATTAGCTAAAACCGTATTAGCAACATTTGGGTTTAAAAAATTAAGATTACCACTAAATCCAGTTAATGTATTAGAATTTACATTAGCACTTACACCACCTCCAGTTAAATATCTAAATGTTAATGTAGTATTTGAAGGAGCAATTCCATATGTTTTTGTATATAAAAAGTTTGAAGGAGAATATGCTGTTGTTAATTTATCTTGTTCAAATGGTAAACCAATACCTACATTATCTGGGTTAGGAGTTATAATTTCGTCTGAATCTGCTACTGTTCCTGCTCCAAATTGAATTTGAAATGTATTTGAATTTCTTAAACGAGTAGTAAATCTATGTTGTACTTTTTTAAGTTTTAATAAATACGGTGTATCTCCATATGATGATAAATTAGGATCATTTATATTAGTATTTTTAATACTATCATAAATCATTTCTTGACCTAAATAATCTACTTCATACCAATTATTTCCATCATCATCTACACAATCTAAAATACCTATTAAATTATCATCAATTATTTCTACTGTTGGGAATTTTATTGGGGAGCCAAAAGTAAAAGTTTTTTCATTTATTGTAGCTGATATTGCTTTTCTTGTTTTTTTTAATAAAAATGATATAACATTTCCACTTGATACTTGATAAACAGTTGCGGTGGTTGGATCACTTGAACTTGAAACTGTAAAGTCTATAGGGTCTGAGACTAAGAAGGTAACAGTATTTGCGTTATTAGTTACAGTTGAATTTGGACCTATATACATTGCATAACTAAAATCAGGAACATAAGAACCACCTCCTGATAAGATAGATGGAATTTTTTGATAAAAATCTACATCAACAACTGCTACTCCAGTTACATTCGGTTTATAACCAAACATATATGCTAATTCAAATAAATTATTTGATTGACGAGCAAATTGTAAATAATTTTCTTGTACTTGATTATCTAAATAAAATGATAAAACATCACCTACATACGCTGCCATTTCCATAAACATCATTCCTGGGGATGCAGGACTAAAGTCATTATATGTAGTTGGATAATAAGTTCTAGCATAATCTATTAGGCTAGTTCTATATTCACTAAAATCTTTATTTATATATTTTATATTTCTAATTACGGCCATTATGTAAATGTTATTTGAACTTGATCTGTTATTCCTGTGTCTATGATACTATAGTTTAATACCATATTTATTGTATTACTATCTTGATATTGATCTATATATAGATCATTGACTTTTACATTATAAAAGTATTGATTTATTAATTCTTGAATAGAATCTTCTAAAAAATTAAGATTATTAGTAGTTATTTGTTCAAATAAAAATGCTCTTAAGTTAGCTCCAAATCCATTATTTAAATATCTTTCAGTTTGGTTAGTAAGAAAAAAATTTAATAAATTATTTCTAATAGCATCTTTAGTAGTATATGTTGAAAAAAATACAGATGGAGCATTAAAAGGGATAGATATCCCAACTGCTGTTCCAGGTTTAGTATCTATAGGAAATATCTTTTTTGCTCCAAATGCCATTATTTACCTCCAATTAATCCCATTATTTGATCTAATCCTAATTGACCAGAAGGTAAAGAACTACCTTCAGCTACGGTATTTAAAGGACCATTTACTCTAAATTCACCAGCAAATTCTGATTTAGGACCTTGAGCCATTTCACCCAAAATATCCATATATGCTTGTTTAGTATTTATAGGATTTTTAGGTACTTGATTTGATGTAAAGTTTAAAGTTCTATCATCACTTACCTGGTAAGATTCTCTGATAGGTTGTTTGTTAGAACGAACTGCTTCAAGTAGAATATCTTTTAATTCGTCTTGAATTGCTTCTTTAACAGCTTCTTTAATAAGTTTTTTTAATGCGTCAGTTTTCATCTATTATAAATATTTAATTAGTCAGCTTTTAAATTATTTGAGTCAATCAAAAGTTTAATTTGGTTAAGTAATGTTTGATCATCTGTAGTAAATGATAAAGGAGTAGATAGTAATATGATATCTTGAGTATTTTTAGCTACAGCTTTTCTTCTATTTACTGTAGGAGTGTATGGTTCTTCAATAATATTTAAAATAAATCCTTTATATGTGTTATTATTGTTATTAATAATTAAAGATTCTTCTAATTGTTGAAGATTTATTGATAATGATGTTAAATTATTAGGATCAATACCACATCCTGTTAAATATTGATCAATCTGTGATAATAAATTTTTTAATTTTAATAATAAATTATTAGAAAAATCAGTAGCAGTTGTAATAGAATTTAATTTATTTAAATTTGTTGTTAATATAGGAGGTAATGTATTATTTACTAAAGTATTAGCTGTAGATAATCCTGTTATTAATTGACCTGGAATGGGTATTCCTGGAGGGACTGCTAACATAGCGGCACTAACTGTATTTACTGTTGTTTTGGCTATATTTAAAGATGTATTTGTTGCATCTACAATTGGTTGAATGGTATCTGTTATTTTACTTAAATCATTAATTGTGTCAGATACTAAATTAATTTTATTCATTATCTGATTTCTAGTTTCTAGTATTTTTTCTAAATCTTGTTTAGGAAGACAAACATTAGAATTTACAATTCCTCCATCAATTTAACTATAGGATTCATTTTTATTATTGATTATTAAATATATCACAAATAGTTTTAGAAATATTAGAAAGTGTCTGTTTAGCATTTTCATATAATCCAGCTTGTATATTTTGTTGTGATGGTTTCATAATGGGATTTATTTTCCAACTTGAATCAGCTTCATTTAAATTTAAAATTTTTTTCTTTTCAGCTACAAGTTCTTCTGGAGGTGTTGATTTTAATACATTTTTAATTAAATATATATCTTGTTTATAATCATATTCAAAATGCCAAGGTTCTATTACTGTTGTTGAAGGTTTATAGTCTGGGTATAATCTAGGTATCCAACCATAATCTTTTCCATGTTGATGAAGCCAAGCTTGAAAACAATCACTCCATTCTCCATATCCTTTATATCTATTATTTCCTTCTGTCCATTTAGCAATTGTAGCTACAACATTTGATTGTATACATGTTTTATTTTTTCCTTTACCAGTTGTTGCTCCTTTTGTAAGTGAATATATATCTATAGCTACACCAAAACCATGATTTGATGTTCCTGGAGCAGCAGCCGCATTTCCACCTTTTTTGGCAAAGTATTCAGCATAGTATTGAGTAAAAGCACGACCAAATTTTTTTGTTCTTTCTTCACTTGATAAAAGATAATCATTAGGTTCTCCAATAGGCCTAAATCCACTCTCCACGTAAAAATCAATTTTTTGTAATTTTGTTGGATCTTCTGTGTAGGTTCCACTCCAATTAGTTGGTGCTCCAATTTTGAATTCTTTATTTGGAGTAGGTGTCCATGTTATAATGGGAACTGCGTTTTCATTTAAATATTTTTTTATTCTTTCAAGCGATTCATATGCTAAAAAATATAATTCTATAGAACCATCTTTATCAGTTCCTATTTTTCTTCTTAGATTTTTAGGAATATCTCCATTATTATATACTTGTTCTTTATAATTCTCATCTAATAATGTTAATGTTTTAGGCATATTATAAATTTATATTGTATAATTTTGTAAAGATGTTATAGAATTAGGTGTATCTAATTGTTTTTGGATTTGTTTCAATCCAGCATTTATACCTGCTGCTTTAATATTTAATGTAGTAAATGAAGCAGGTGCATTTGGGATTACGGGATCTGATGTTAGGTTTTTTAATTCATCAGTTAAAAATATAATATTTTGAACTAAATTTTTTAATAAGTCAACAGTTTTATTTCCTAACATTAGTGGTTCTTTTGCTAGTGCTTCATTACCTAAATATATATTACTAGATTGGACAATTAATTTTCTAGTGTCAATATTAACAGAAAGAGGAGTATTAAAATTAATACTTTCATTAGCACTCAATAATATATGATCTGATTTAGCATTAAATACTAATCTACCTGAGTTTAGTATAATTTGTTCTTGATTATATTCTTGAGAAGATTTTGGTGGACTAATGTTTGATCCTTTATAACTAGTATAATCTTGTCTAGCTGGGGATAGAGGAATTTGTTGGGTACTAGTCATGATTATAGAAGAATCCATATTGTTAATATCTTCTGTAATTTGCGTATATCCTTCATTAGATTGATCTCCTTGACCATTTCTAATTATTAATATAGGATCTCCATTATTTCCATTACTAGACCAGTCATTAGGATTATTTTTAACTGTACTACCTAAACGTATTGAATTTCCCCATCTTCCTTCCATAATAACATCTCCTTCAAAAGGTAATAAAGGATGAATATTAGATCTTTCTATGAAAGTTTTACCAAAAGTAGGATTAGAAGATTCATTAGGAGCAACAACATAACTACCTAATGTTGTCTGTGCATATGATTTATATTGTGAAGAAGCAAATTCTTCAGATACTGGGGGTAAAGCATTTATGTGGGGATGACTCCAAATAGATATAGGAGAAAAATAAAATCCTGCTACCGAATATGGGTTTTCATCTGAGTTAAAAGTAAATGAAGGAATAATAGCTATTATCTCATTTAGTAATGGAAATTTTTTAATATTATAATCTATAGGTCTAGCTACTCCTAATTCTTTATTATCAAAAGTTTCATATATAACTGTACCTATACCGTTCCATTCACCTAAACTACTAAATTTATCAATATCACTATCTATTAATAGTATATCTACTACTTTAGCTATAATTAATAAACTACTAAATTTATCATCTAGAAAAGTACTAAAACTTGTATTAGGTTTAGGATTATTCCTATTATATAAACCTGACCAACCATAATTATTTGTTGCCATTTTTATCTAAATTTTCTTGAATTTTATTTATCTCACCTAACAATTGGGCTTTTTCTTCATCAGAAATTAATAAAGCACCTTCACCGCCACCTCCACTATTATCATTTGCTATACAACGCTGAATAATTGTGGCCATTTTGATAAGTTGTTCATCATTTTTAACGCCTAATTCTAGATATTCTTTAATTAATGGAACAACTAAAGTAGCGTCACCAATGTCATCAATTAAAGGTTTTAATTCCTCAATTAATGTAGATATTTGTTTTTCTTTTTTCTTTTGGTTTTGATAAATTTCTTGAAATAAATCTTTTAATTTCTTTTCACCAAAAATATCAGAATCTAAACTACTCATAATATTTTTATTTATAAATATGAAAAATTAAAACTTTATATATCCATTTTCTAAATAGAACACATAGCTATTTCTATAAATATCATAAAGTTTATCAGCAATTTTAGTAATTTTAGGAGTTTTTGCATCAACCATTTCTCTTATATAAATATATAATGCTTTTTTATTGAATACTTCTAAGTCATCTCGTTTTCTAAATAACTCAAGTATTGCATCTGCTATTTTAGCATCACCTTCTTTAGGAAATAATTTATATATATTTGTAGTACAATGATCAACATATAAATCTGTAAATAATGATATTTTATCGTTATGTCCTAATTTATCACTAGGTGAATTATTTTCCTCAATAACATATGTATGTCCATTATCTTCCTCTAGTATAGATGCTGGTACAGAATTAACACGTTTTTTATAGTTTTTCTCATTATATAAAATTAACCAACGTTTAACTATAGTTCCAAAGTATGAATATGCTTTAGCACCTTTACTTGGATCAAATAAATGCATTTTACTAAGTAGAAATGTAATAATTTCATGTTGTAAATCTTCAATATTCTCTACCTCAGTATAATAAAATTTAAAGGTATGAATTATATTTTGAGTTAGTTTAAAGAAAGCATAATGGATTTTAGTATCATAAATTCTACTACGCTCTTCAAAATCAGTACATAAATTATATGCTACAATAGCATTCTCAGTATCTTGGGTAAAGTAATTTTTGCTCATTAATTAATTTTAAAATTGTTAAGTTGATCTTGAATTTCTTTAAGTGTTATAAAAAAGAATCCTACTTCATCGTCACTCTCGAATGAACCTTTTCGATCAACTTCTTTTAAACGTTTATCTGAATCTTTAATCGCATTAGATAAATTGACCATATACTTTTCGTACGTGGTAATCATATCTTCACATTTTTCATTTTTCTTTAATAAATTATAATTAGTATATGATAATAAAATCACTAATACTGATAATATAGAAATAATAATTGCCATAATTTTTTAGTATAAAAAAAGGCTGTAACCATGAGATTACAACCTTTATTTGTTTTGTTTTTTATTAGTCGTTAAAAAAATCTTGCATTACATTTTTTAAACCTTCACTTTTAATATTACCTAATACTTTGGTTTTAATGTTAGTTTTTTTATCTGATTTCAATGTACTGCCCTTTCCTTTGCTCTCCAAATTTTCTCCATATAGTTTTGGAAACCATTCACGCTCAAATTCAATACGCGCAGCCATTAAATCCGCTTGATGAACAATATAAATTAAAGATGTACGTGGTTTAGTCTCTGGCATCCAAGACATTAAATATGGTTTGTTTGCATCATCATATAAACCATCGTGTAATTTAATAGTTAACATTTCATTCTTGGTATATGAAATACCATGCTGAGTAAGTAAATATAGACCACGATCTGGTACTGACATAAATTCAAGTTTATCATTAAATTTATAATCTTCACCTAATTTATCTTTACGCCATTGATCTGTCTGAGGAATATATGCTTCATTTTCTTCATCACCCATTTTACCTAAATCGTGATTCATAGCTGAGAATACTAATTCTTCAGTAGTGTAATTCTTAGTTACACCAAATTCAGACCATAGTTCTTCAAATTTAAGAGCAGCACGAATAACACGGTTAACATGTTCAACATACCCTCCAGGAAAAGCGTTATGATATTCTTTTTTATGGGCAGCAGGCATAAGCATTATACGATCAGCATATTTTTCATAAAACGCATTTAAAGCGTTTTTACGTGGTTCTGAAATATAAGTATTAATGTAACCTATAAATTCATTCCAATTTTCTTGAATTTGTTCTGCTGTTAGATTCATAAATTATTGTGCTGAGGAATTCATTTCATATCCATCGATATGTTCTGTTTCGATATAAGTTCTAAGTTGATCAATTTGTTCATTGATTTCTTCTAATGTATTATTAAAAGATTGTTCATCACCTCTTTTAAGGTATGAAATTAATTTTTTTAAAGAAGAATCGATTTGATCGACTTTTCTAAGAGATGCTTCTCTGTTTCTCATAATTTTATATAATTTAATTGTTTATTTCTTACCTATCACCCATTTATTCCTTTTTCCTCTCTCACATTTACTAGATTTCTTTAAACCCCGTGGTTAAAATATACCAACAAAAATCTTGGAGGCCAAGTTATTTTAAAAACTCTTCAATTGTTGTTTCAATGTTTTTCAAAAGAGCACATTTTTCATACTCCTCATGCATTTCAAAAAATTGTATACTGATTTGTAGGTTATACACAAAGTCCCTACTCGCCTTATTTTTAAGGCACTCTACATGAAAATTTTTATTTAAGTCAATATCCTTAATATATCCCCAAGCTTTCCTAAACATTAACTCCTCTCCAGCCTTTTCAAGGTCGTCAATGTTTACATCAGGGGAAATATTTTTAAATGTTTTAACAGTGTATTGAGTAAAAAATAAATGATTGTCAATAATTTTATTAAAACCACTAATCCAAAACAAAGGATGCTCGGAAAAATCCATCAAAAGCGATGTCTCATCATCGTTATTGAAATTCTCCGAGTTAAAAGCATCAAATATATTCTTGATATTCATAATAAAGCACGATAAAAGCCTCGCATATAAATACGAGGCCTGTTTATCTAATTACTTAGTAGCCGTAGCTTCTACAGTATCTGTGCTAACATCAACTGTTGCAGTTGAAGTCGTTTCAGTAACAGCTTCATCAGTTAATGTTGTGTCGTCACAGGTTTCAGTACACTCAGTAGTTGAAGTGTTTGAACTACAAGCGGCAAATAATGCTACGCAAGTAAATAGAACAAATAATTTTTTCATTTTGTTGTTAGGGTTTAATTTTTAAGAGTTAATAATTTTTGTTAATTTATTATAAATATGGGTAAATTTACACCTATCATAGGCCAAAGCCCATCCTTATAATATCTCCATATGTATATACTTATCTATCTACCGTATGGTGTAACATTCTTTTTACCTTTATTGTTTTTCATCCACGCGAGCCATTCTTTTACGGCTTCTAGCGATTGTTTAGGGCTGTTTTTTGACATATATTTTAGTTTTTATTCGTTAAATAAATCTTTACCATCGTAATCTGGGTGATTATTTTTCATGTGGTCGATACCACGTACCCAGAGTACTGAAATTATTGTTGCTATTATAATACTAATTACCATTTTGTTGAAGTGATTTACGTGTTTGTTTACGAACGGTTTTATCATTGTAGTCACCACGATGACGAGGTGATACAGGACGTTCACGATAATGGTGAGGTCTGGAAATATTCCTCATGGTTCTTGCTTGGTGCTTTGTGTGGTAAGGCGCGATACATGACGCCATTGATAACACAATAAATAGTAGTAATAATTTTTTCATAACTTTTATTTTTATTAATATAATAAAGAGAATTTAGGAAGCCAAATATACGTATATACTTTATCGATAAAAGTAAAATTTTGGTTCTCCTTTAGTCGCGCAATTGTGGATTTTGTGCGAAATGGGTTAGTTGGAAATGTGTGTTATGGTGTGGGTTATATAGGTATATACGCATCGGCATGAGCTTAACGTATAAGATCTGTGAATTTATCGCATTCACTTTTTACGCGGCCGCGCCGTTATATGGACATCAGCGCGCATGGGCTATATATAATTGTAGTATGCATACGTACGCATATATACACGAATAATAAGGGACCCCTTACGAGGTCCCTTTTCACTCATTTCAATTTAATTACTTCGTAGCCGCTGCTTTACGTGCTGCTTGAGCTGCTAATCGTTTCTGACGTTCACTGCCTTCAACTACTGGGCGTCCGCGTTTTAACTCTACACCACTTGCTACCTTTGCTTCCCTAGCAGCTAACACTTCTTGACGTTTTGATTCACCATTAACTGGTCTGCCTCGCTTACAGTTACCGTTAGCTCTTTTTTCTGCTAGCTCTGCTAAGCGTTGTTGTCTTGCTGAATTAGGATTTACTGGTCTGCCTAATGCTACTGTTGTGATTGTTGTGTTTGACATTTTTTTACGTTTTTAATTTATTTAAATATAATTTATTTGTTTTTGTTTACCTAATTATTTATTCGTTTTTTATTTATTTATTTTTATTTTACTTACTTAACTTACGTTTTAAATATAATACGATTTATTTTGTTAACCTATTTTTTAATTCATTTGCTACTGACATCAATACCTTTATGTCATTTTCATTTGGTTCAACGTTACCCGTAATAAATTCACCATTCATTTTATTAAGTTCAATATGAACATTCATTGTATTCATAAAGATAAACGAAGTTTTATTTTCAAATATTTTGAAATACTTACGAATAGTTGATTTTTTCATGTGTTACGTTTTTAAATTTACGTTTTAAATATAATACGATTAAATGTGTTATCCTATCTTTATACTAACTTCTACTCCGCTTAACGGATATGACGTAGCCCCTACAATCACACCATCTTTAAATCGTTTTTTAAGGCTATCGTATTTAGCTGTATTCATCCCGTTTCCGAATTCCAAACCACTGATATGATTATCAATATATTCTTTGATATCATTAACTTGGTTAGTTGTTAGGTATTCAGGAGTGGGTGTGTTAATTGTGATTTCGATTTTCATGTACTTATTTTTTAAATTTACAGTTTAAATATAATGTAATAAATTGTGTTTCACTAATTATTTATCACCTTCAAATTTAAATCCGCTACTAAACCACCATAATGATAACCTAAATGACCACCAAATGTTTCTACCGTTTTCCATTCCAAATTTAAAGCATTCATATGCTTTCTTAATTCTGTATCTGTTTATTTTCATGCTTTAAATATAATAAATGAACTTTATTTACCTAGCTGTTATAAGCGCTTTTAATCATTAGATACGACAAAATAGCTGATACGTTAAACGTTGCTAACAAGAACCAGATCATTTCTTCTGTGTTACGTACATCAAATAAGCAAATAAATGAACATGTAGCCTCGGCTAATAGTAACAATGCGATAATTAATTTTATATTTTTCATGCTTTAAATATAATATGATTTATTTTACGAACCTAACGAATCGATTTTTTGTATCGCCTTCTAAACGGTAGTTAAATGTTATTCCGGATCCGTCTTCATATTCAATGAACACGATTGATTTCTTAAGCGCCGTTTCCAGGCACTCGATAGCATAAGCTAATGTGTAGTGATATTTATTTTTCATGCTTTAAATATAATGTGTTTAACTTTATAATCCTACCACTCGTAACAAGTGTAGGATCTACATTTCTTATTATGCTTCGCTGTATCGTACTTTTTCTTGGTCATCCAATCGTTCTTCTTTTTAGCATACTGTTTTTGACCACTACATGATGTCATGGCCATCATAAACCCTAATACGATTAATGTTAATACAGTCGCTTGTAATACTGATTCGACGATGTTTTGTGTAATGTTTAATACTTTTTTCATGTGATATGTGTTTTTTAAATTTATAAGTTAAATATAATGTGTGAAAATTTGATTGCCTAGCCAATAAATCCGATTGAACTCATGCCGGCTACTTCAGTTATTCCCGTACTTGGCGGTTGAATCAATGCCAATGTGGTAAGTAGGAACCGATATGAATCGAGCGTTGCACGCTTCTTTGCTTTAGTCATGCGAGCGAATGCCGCCGTAGCAATGAACTGTTCCAATTGATCTATTTTCATCGTTATTTCCAACGTGTGAGCCATCGCCGTGCCTGGAATAATCATCGGCATTTCCTCTTCTACGTGTGATTTACGTGTGCGTTTCTTTTCCGCTTTGAGCTCGTAGCTCATTTTAAAACCAATTTTATTCATTTGTGTGTTTTTTTTTAAGTGCGATTTAAATATAATGTTAATTGGTTTGAAATCCTAATACTCTAACAACTCATTCTCATCACAATAATCTAGTAAAGCTAGAATGGCTTCCTCTGACATTCTATCTTCATAATTCACATACACATCTTCATAAGAACCAAAATTCTCATATGATGAGTTGGCTAATATTACAAATTTATTCATGAATTCTTTGTTTGAAATTAAGTCTTTGATGTTCATATCTTATTTTTTTAATTTATTTAAATATAAGTAACCGAGTCCTGTAATCCTAATCCCAACTTTCCAACTCACATTCAATATCTAAACTCATTTCATCAAAAAATCTATCTAAATCCATTTCCAATCCCTTACTTTCCCAACTTTTATCCTTCATAAATTCATTAAACATTTCTTCAATACTAGAAACCATGTTCCCAGTAATTACACCATCAAATATTTCTTTACATTTAATTTTAATTAATTCAGTTTTCATATCTTTTATCTTTTATTTAAATATAATGTAAAAAAATGGGTGAGCCTATCGACTCACCCTTTAAAACACAATCAATTATTCACTAACTACTTTCTTGGATAACCTAATCTGACGTTCACTATTCGGATTTACTGGTCTCCCACGTTTTAACTCAATTCCACTTTTAACTTTTTCTTCTCTTAATTTAAGAGTTTCTTGTCTTTTGGATTCACCATTTACTGGTCTTCCACGTTTACATAATCCTTTTTCTCGTTTTTCATTCAATTCTTGAATTCGTTGTTGACGAGCACTGTTAGGGTTCACAGGACGACCTAATTTTGTTGTGTTTGTGTTGTTTTCCATTTTTTTTTAAATTTATTTATTTAACTTATTTATTTAACTCTTTAAATATAATACACGTTAACTTGTTAGCCTAACATTACCGCTATTAAAATTGCTCCTACAATTGCCATAATTGCGTTCAGTATCAATGCAGTGAATACTAGCACTTGCACCCATTTTTTGTCCATTGCGCGATCCATGAACGCGTCGATTTTTTCAAACATATTTTTCATGCTTTAAATATAATGTCGGTTGATTTGTTTGCCAAGTAAAAACGAAATAAGCGCTTTAAAAAGCGGAGGGCGCCCACAACAGCACCCTCCTAAAACACACATGAAAAACACAATAACATTAAATTGACGGGGTGGAGCTTCGCGTGTGAAGCTTATGCTCCTGATATAATATAATGATGATACGGTACCTTGTATCTGCTCCTCCCACGCCCGTCAATTTATTTTAGTAGCGGAGAGTGGACTCGAACCACTGACCCTTAGGTTATGAGCCTAATGAGCTACCTCTGCTCTACTCCGCGATATTCTTTTAGTTCATGCTGAGCTCTATTTCGCCACACATTGGGCTAAATACTACTTGCACTACGTATTCTACTGTTAGGACTCGGCTGTGGATTTTAACGCCAAGCACTCGTTCTATTTCTGATATTGGAAATCCTGTTTCCAACATCATGTTGATCATTTGTTCCAAATTGTATTCTTCGTCGTGGTTCATGTGTTGTGCTTTTTATTATACGTAAATATAATTACTTTTTCTTTGAAGGCCAAACTTTACTTTTGAAGTTCTTTAATTTTTTCCTGCCATTTAAGTGTCCATTCATTTGTGGTTTCTGAGGCTGGATCTAACTCATGCCATAACTCAATTAAGCGTTCCAACATTCTAATACGAGCATTGTTAGGCATGTTATTGTCGTATAATGCCAGGGCTGCGAAGTAACCTGTCATTTGTGATGTGGCTCTTAAATACTTCCAACGTTCATCGTTCGCTTCATCGTATTTCGCCTTGTAAAATTCTTCCATTGTTTTCATATGTGTGTCTTTTTTATTACACTATCAATATAATACCTTAAAACTTGAAGGCCTAGTAAACTATTTTCTCAACTTGAGACGTGTTTTCTCAAAATGAGACGAAATGTGTCTCAAAACGGGAATATACGTATATAGATTTCTCAAAGTGAGAAACGGGGCGGGAACGGGCTGAAAGGGTTACCTAACACACACCTCCACACCACACATTCACTACCACACCTGTCACCTACTATACTACACTACAATTCCTACATACCTAACAGTGACAAATGTAACAGTTCACTTAACACTTGTACTACATATATTTTTGCATTATTACATCCGCTATATTATAGAATTGATCATAATCATCTTCACGAACCAATACTACCAATGATGTCATTTCAGCAATGAATGCTTTGCGTTTAGTTCCTTTAAGGAATAAATCGTCTGCTAAGTGTAGGATTTGTTTTTTCATGTTTTATCTTTTTAACATTGTAAATATACTATACTTTACTTTGAAAGCCTAACTATGGATTAGTAATCATCTCCCATACTAAGTTACAATCCAATTCTGTTACATCATCTTCTTCCATGTGGTCTTTAAATGCATTAAACTCGTTCTCGTATGTATCTTTATCCATGATCGAGTTTATAATATCTATTAAATCATTATCTGTTTTTCCATCCAATACTGTGGTTAATGGACCCCACACCTCATTAATTACATATTCTACATCGCCATCATATGCTTCGATCAATTCAGGGATACGTTCGTCGCGTTCGTATTGTAAGTATTTAAGTACATTTGATTTACGTTTTTCGATTTTCATATGTGTATGTGTTATTTATTTATCTGAATATAATGATTAAGGTTTTGAATTCCTATTAGAAATATCCTCCATCTATTATCACTACCTTTTCATAGATATGTTTATACGATTTGTGACCATTTGAACAAGATAAGTTAACAACTTCGAATATTTGTTCTGTTTTGATTTCATTTTCAATGAATTCGTCAGCATTGTCCCATCCCTTAACTTTTACTTTTGTGTTTGGATCGAATTGTTGTAGTTTTGTGATTAGTTCTTGTACGTTCATATGTTTGTGTGTTTTTATTTTTTAACATTGTAAATATACGTTAATTGATCTTGTAGTCCTAATGATTTAAATTAAAACAAATTCCACTAAAATATCCGTTATAACACCCTTTCGTTGTTTCCCACATCGTTAGGTTGGG